TTAGTATCAAGATCGCTGTTCATAACAGCACCAGCAGCATTTACATTCGTGGCATCTGTTACATCAGCATTTGCTTCTATTGCATTTAATTTACTATGGTCTGCATCTGTAAATACGTTACTGTCAGAAGCCGATTCGACTAATGCTCTTATTTCACTGGCAGTCTGATCTGTTGTAGCACCTGCTTCGATAGCGTTTAGTTTGCTATGGTCAGCGTCTGTAAAAACATTAGAGTCTGTTGCTGACTCTACAAGTGTTCTTATCTCAGCAGCAGTTTGGTCAGCAGTTGCACTTGCTTCTATACCATTTAACTTAGTATGGTCAGCATCAGTAAACACGTTGCTATCACTAGCACTTTCGACAAGTGTTCTTATTTCTGCTGCGGTCTGATCTGCTGTAGCAGCAGTTTCTATACCATTAAGCTTCGTATGATCTGCGTCAGTAAAGACATTACTATCACTAGCACTCTCTACTAATGTTCTAATCTCTGCTGCTGTCTGATCTCCTGTAGCTCCTTCTTCAATACCACTTAATTTATCTGTAATTTCCTGTTGAGCAAATAATACCTGATCGCTGTTTGTATCTAAATCTGTTTCTGTTAAAACGCTACCATCTTGAAAGTCTACTTTCTTTGCACTTATATTTGTATCTCTTTGAAACTTAACAGCAGCACCATTGGCAGGGGTGTTGCCAGAAGTAAAGGTAACTGTTGAACCGCTAATCGTATAATGAGTATCTAATGTTTTTAAAACCCCTGCTACTGTTACATCTACTTCATTGTTGGCTAAGAACGAAAAAGATATTGCAAAGTTATTGGTGCTACCATTACCAGTATGTGTAGTTGCTGTCGCTGTGGTGTTAGTAGCCATGATTAGTCATTAACTATTGGATTAATTATTCTCATTATATCTTCATTAGCTCTTGTAGTTTCATTTTGTGCTTTTATTTTTAATTCTGGGTCTAAAATAAATTCTTCGTAATATTTTACCGCAGCTTCTTTATATACTTTATAAATATCTCTTACTTGTTTTTGTAATTCTTTTCTTACTTTATCTTTATTTTTTAAATTAGCTTGAGCATCTATAGCACCAGAATCATCACTTTCAAGGTATTTCAAAGCTTTTATATTTTTTTTGTCTCTTGAAAATTCTAAAATCATTTCACCAAATCGTTTACCATTCTTAGGGTCAAATACAGGATTTTTACCTTTAAAATTCATAGGTATGTTTGGAATAAGACCTGTAAGTTTGTTATAAGCTTTTGTATCTAAATTAATACCATTTCCTTCATTGTCAAATGGTATGACATCACTAGGAGGTACTACTTTAAATTGTATTCGATTTAAATATTCATCTATAGGATTATCTTTTTCTTTTCTATATTTAAAAGGATTGAAGTAATTACCAAAGAAAGCACCTTCTGGGTACTCTGCAATCTTGCCTGTTGTTAAGCTTCTTATGGGTTCAATATCTGCACTAAAGCCTGATGTAACATCTTGTCGATTTCTCATTATCATCAAACCAATAGTATCTATAAATTGAAAAGGATTATTAGATTGCTTCAAACTACCAAAGTCGTTACCTTCATACTCTCCTATATCTTCTGTTCTTTCTTCTTGTGGAAATAAATCGCCTTTTCTAAACTTTGTTTTTCTTTTAGGAAATCTACCTTTAAATGTTCTTTTTGTTAATTCGTCATACCATTCTTCCCCTCTAGCTCTAGTAATACTTCTTTGTAAAGAAGCAGGGTAATCACGAATGTTTGTATAATAGTTAACTGGTACTTGATAAAACCTTCTTAAGGCACTTACATCACTTGTAAGATCAATCATTTGTGCAATATTTTGAATCATATATTTATTATTTAAATTTCTTGAAAGTAAAGCTGTAAGAGCATAAGCAGAATTTTCATAATCTTCATCTGCTTCAAAATCTCTAATATATGCCATATCACCTGCAATCATAAGTAAAGAAGCTATTGGCTCCATTCGAGATAAAAGGTCTATATATTCATAGTTTGGTTGTCCATTATCTCCTCTGATTATGTTGCCATCTTTATCTTTTTGCAAAACCCTAAAACTATAAGGTAATTCATCAGTTCTTTTTTCTCCTTCTCTTAACCATCTATTATGATGCCCTCCACCAACAAGAGCTAGTTCTGCTTCTGGGTTATCTTTTGCTGCTGCTAAAGCTATAAAATAAGCCCATATCATAGCACCAGTAGCAGCTTCCCCATTAGCTCTATAAGCAGTAGCTAAATCTTCACTTAATAAATTATCATTATGTTCTTTCAATATTCTTCCTAATGTTGCATTATATTCTGGCGGCATACCTTTAAATATGGTATCAAAATCTGGCAAGCCTGTTCTTCTTAGCACTTGTTTACCTATATTTACAGGTGTTGTAACAAAAGGAACTATTGGTTTTAAAGGAGAAGATTTAAGAATTTCTGCAAGTTTTTTTGTTTGTGCTGACCCTGTGCCTGTAAGACCAAAACCTTTACCCAATTCAGTTGTAAATGTTCTATCTGCTGAATAATCTAAAGCTCTTGTATATGAATCTAAAATATTTTCATTTGGTACAAAATCAGGAAAAGCAGTATCTTGTCCTTTAGTAAAACTTTTTGTATTGACAATATCTATGATTTCATCAAAATTACTATTTACATAAATACTAAAACTTTTTCCTGTAAGACCTTTTTCTGTTGCTTGTTGTGCAAGCTCTCCCATCAAATGTGAACGAAATGCAGTTTGTTTTATAAATTCGTCACCTGCCATCATAAAACGAGAAGGTAATCTAACTCCATGACCAAGAAAGTTTATAGATTTTGCGTAAAAACTATCGCCCATCATTCTAATTGCATATCTTTCGTAAGCATCTTGTCCAAACATTCTTCTTTCATCAAGAATATTTTTATCAAGCCATAGTGCTTTACCTGCTGCACTGATATTATCTTTAAATGTTGTAAACATAGTTGCAAGCTCTCTAATTGCTCTTTTTTTCATTGTTATATCATCAAGTGGACTACCTGTAAAAAGATCAACTGGACCAAGAGCAACATTAAATAAAGAACCAATAATATTAATAATTTGCGTTTCTGGTGCAGATAATAAACTATTTATAAATATTTCATTACTAATCCTTAATCCTTTAGTTGCTACATCTCCAAAACTCATACCCTTAACAACTTTACTAAGTCTTTTACTATCTCCTTGCATAGCCATAATTTTTCTTGTAATAGCTAATAAGCCTTCTATATCATTATTTTTTATATAGGTTTGCATACCTTCATATAGTTCTTCTTTTGTTGGTACTAATTTTTGTTCAGATATTTGTTTTTTTGTTTTGTCAACTAACTCTCTTGTTGTTGTTTGGAATCTTTCTCTTTTAGCTCTATCTACAGTTTTTTCTCCTCCACCAATACCTTTTGCTACTTGTTCATCAAGAGGTATGCGACTAACATCTTTAGGTTCTGCATCTATAAGTTGATTTACTCTTACTGTACCTGCTGTTTCGTTACTTATCTTCTTAGTTGGACCTGCAAGATTTATCATTCTTACTATATCTTCTGACCAATTTTGTAGTAGATCATCTGGTATATCTTCTCCAAGCAAGAAAGCTTGTTCTATATCATTCATATATTGAGTAACATTTTTAGCTAATCTTTTTTGTTCTTTTATTGCACCAAGATATAAAACCCTCATGTGTTTTTCTGGGTCATTAGGGCTAATTTTTTTTGCTATTTGTATTACTTTAGGCAACAGTTCATCATAGCCCATAGCACTTGCAGCTTCTATAGAAAAATCATCAGGTATAACAATTCTATTTAAAGCTTTACCTGTTGTTTCCCATACGTCTTCTGTAATACTCTCTACATCATTCCAAATTTTAGGATTAGGTTTTGATTGCTGTAAAGGTAGATCAGTAGCTTTTGTTTTAGTTTTTACACTACCACCTACATTTACTTTATTTATATTTAAAGAGTTTGCTGGGTCAAAATATATTCTTACTTGATGTAGTCTTTTACCTTTACCTGCCTTCTTTCCTCCTTGATGTGTTAAACCACCAAAACCTTCTCTTTGTAATTCTTCAGTAAAAGAAGAAAATAAGTCTGCTGTCGTATTAGCACTAAGATCATTAGCATTAGAAATTAATTTTATTTCATCATAAATTTGAGCGATACTAGCATTTGAACCAACATTATCTAAAGCTCTATCAATAATATCAACTTCATCATAAGCATCAACATCAAAAATTTTACGCAGTTGATCTATTCGTTCTGGTGTTGCAGGTGCATCTAAATCAAAAAATTTTACAGGTTGTTTTTCAGTAACTTCATAAACAACACCACTAGGTTTTTTACCTTTTACTCTATTTTTTTTCTGATATTTAGCAGCAGTTACTAAATCTTCTGTGACATAAAACCCATCTCCATATAAATTTTCTACAGCTTTACCAAACTCACCACCTTCTACAAGATTAATTTCACTAGCAGCACCATGATAAAATTTTCCTTGACCTCTAGTATCTGGTATATCTATTACTGGTTTTGTTTTTGGTGCTACTTCATCAAACTTAGGTAGGTCATCTAGTGTTTTTACAAAGTCAGGAGAAAATTCTTCACTACCTACAAGAGTTGCTTTGTTTAATCTTTTAATTTGTTTTTTTGCAAATTCAAGTCTAGTCGGGTCATTCTTTATATCTTTAAATAACTGAACAGTTCTATCAAGCATTTGCTTTTGGTTCAGTATGTTTGGACCACCTGTAATATCATCAATTAGTCTTATAGCGTATGGCTCTAGTGTCTTTTTTATTTTTGGTACACTTTTTATAGCAGCACCACCTGCAACTGGTACAGCTTCAAAAAACAAACTATTAGCTAAAAAAGATTTAAATGCTGCTTCTCCATAGTCTGCACCTTCTCCTCTTTCGGGAGCAGATAAATACTCAACTATAGGTCTTACAAATCTGTTGTTTACTACAGGACTTTCTATGTCAGCAAGAAAGTTAAATAAGTTTTCGTCAAACTTATCTATAGCAACAAAATCTGCTGCTGAAGAAGCTGTAAACCATCTAGCACCAGTAGCAATCTTGTCATAATTTTTTATACCTTGTAATGCCTTTATACCTTTTATACCTTTCAGAGCCTTGTTAAAACCTGCATAGGGTATCAAAAAACCACCACCAAATTTAAATACTTGATAAGCTGCATTATCCATATCTCCTTCTTTTTCAAGACCTAAAGCTTTAAGATCAATCAACTCATTTGGGTCATAAGGATTACCTTGTAAGTAATCACTTAAATGTTTTATTTCATTTGGTATATCAACAATACCTGCTGCGGTAGCTCTTAAAGCAGTAGCTTCTTCTTCTGATCTTGGCTTTAAAAATTCATCTTGAGTCTTGGCAGCTTTTTCTATAACTTCTTCTGTAATTTGATTTGGTAAAACGATTGCACCTGAGTTCTTTTTTAGCTGTTCATATAAAGCTTTAGGTATATCTTTTATACCAAAGTTTCTTAGTTTTTCATTTTCTGTGAAGTCATCAGTTTTTTTAGACCCAATACCAAAAGCTCCTTCTGGTACTGTATTTTGTAGATTTGAGTCTGTCATAGTTTAAAACCAACCTTCTTTGATAGCACGATCAATAATGTCTAATACATTTTTATCATAATCTTTATTTGTTGCATAATCTTCAGCTTGTAGCATTTTAATTGCTTCCTCAATACTCTTTGCATTTACTATACCTTTCCTACCTAAAAAGTTATCGTTCCATTCTTTCTTGTATTGCATCATCATTTCTCTAATATTATCAAATGTTTTAAAGTCTGCTGGTTCTGGCTTTCTACCTTGACCTCTATCTTCGGTGGTCATCTTTCTTTCAGATTGACCTCTTGCAACCTCTGAAGGTGTAGCTTTAAGTCCTAAGAAATTGTTATCTGCTGATTGATCTTTACCAAAACCTGTTTCTTCCATAGCCTGTGCAGCTACAAGTTCTGGAAACTTAATCCCTATTTCTTTGGCAATATTATAAATAACCTGGAAGTTATGTTTTTCTCTTACAGGATTAAATGGGTGGTCTTTACTTGTAATCAGTTTATTCATGTCAAACTTAGGAGCATCTACTCTATTAGGGTCAGTAATACCTTCTGGAATCACTAAGACATCTCCTATCTGAATTTCATCAGTTGTCATTCCATTTGCTTTTTTTATAGCTTCAACAGAAGTATCTAGGTCATTTGCAAAACCAGACAAGGTATCGCCAGAACTAACGTCAACTGTTGTAGCACCACCTTCACTAAAAGCACCACCTTCAACATTACTAAAATCCATACCACCTTCTAAAAACTCATTATCTGTATTAGTTTTTTTATTGTCTGTATTGTCTGTATTAAGTTTTTTATTAATAATATTTGGCTCTTCTATAGGTATAAATGGATTAACAGTATCAGGATACTCTTTTTCTGCCATTTCCTTAAAGCCTTCTATATTATTGGCTCCTAAAGCTTGTATCGTAAATTGCTTTTCCATTTTTTGTATTTCTAAACTTGAAGGCAATCTATTGTTATTTTTTATGTAATCTTTAAAATATTTTGTTACTTGTTTTTGTACTTCAAAATTAATTTTAGTAGATGTTTGAAAGTCACTTTTACTTGCACCTCGACTAAATAAACCTGCTTTTGTACTTGTACCTAAGTTATCATTTACAATCTTCATGATTTTATTTTTGCTTGTTTCTACTTTCTCTCCTAAACCTTTACTATTTTTTGCTACTCTTTTTAATTCTTTTATTGCTGTAACTGCTTCATCATCTAATGTCGCATGATTCATTTCTATATGTCCTATCTCTTTTTCTAAAACTTCGTCATATCCATCAAAAACTCCAAGACTAATTTTGTTTTCCATAGCAGGTATGATTTCATTTAAAAGATTGTAATTATCTGACTCTCCTAAATTCTGTATATATTTCTGTTCTTCTTCGCCACCAAACAAAGGGTCGTTAAGTAAATTTTTATATTCTGTTTGTTTTTGTTGTTGTACTTGTGTCCTCTGATCTATAGTCATTTCTTCTGTAATTTCAATAGAATTAAAATTTTTCCATCTTGTTTTTATTGTTAGTTTGTTTTTTTCAGCTTGTAGCTTTGGTGCATTTTTTAATTTTTTAAGTGCTAAGTCTGTATAGTCTGAATCAAACTTTGCTGCTTCATCTAAATATGTACTATGAGTTGTTAAGTCTTTATCTCCATAAGGTATTGATCTTAAAATTCTATCTGCAAAATCTTCTGCAAGTTGAAAGCTTTTTTCTTTTGAAGGGTCTACCAGCAATCTAGCCTTATTAAAAGCACCTTTAACAATTTGTTTATACATTTTATTTGCATCTTCTCCTGTAATACCTGCGTTATAGAAATCCTGTAAAAAACCTGCAATTACTTTACCACCTTCTTCATCTTTACCTTGAACAAAAAAAGTTGCTGCACTATCTAAAACTTCTGGAACTTTGTTTTGTAATTTTGTAAAATTAAAAGCTTGATTCTTTTCAGTAGCATAATTTGTAATATTAAATAATTCTTCTTGAACAGTTGGTATAAAAAATTCATCTACAATATCAGGGTCTATTCCTTCATCTGTAAAAGTTTGAATTGATTTGTCTAAATAACTTTGTCTCCAATTCTTAAATTCATCTGAATCGCTAGAAAACTCTCTTAGAAACTTAAATATAGGTTGTCCATTTCCATCTACTTTACCTGTATCTATTCTTGCAGCATCATAAGCATTTTCAAAATTACCTTTAAATTTAAGTGCTTCTAGCTGCACCCCTGCCTTTTCATATTGTTGTCTATATATTCTACTACCACCAATAATTTTTCTTGCTGCGTCATCTCCATCTTTTTTTCTTATGTCATTAGATAGTTTTGCAACTTCCCCACCATTTATTTCAGCAAAAATCCTATCTTTAGTAGCTCTTCTCTTTTCTTTCTCTACACCTTTTGTTATTGATTGATTTAAAAAAGGTCTTAAATTTTCATTTACAGAAGCTAAAGTTTCTGCCAAATCCATAATACCTGTCTTAGGTAAAACCCTTACAGGTTGAACAAAAGTATTTACAGGACTATCGTAAATATTTGTTGCTGCGGTAGATTGAAAACTGCTACTCATAATTAACTATCAAGTAAAGCAAATTGATTTAAAGAACTTGTGCCTATATTTAATAAAGTCTGTCCAAGAGTAGGTATTTGATTATATGCTTGGTTAATATTACTTTGTAAATCATTTCTTCTATTCTCAAACTGTGCTTCTGTTTGAAGAATATTCCTATCGTATTGTCTTCTAAATGATTCTAATGATTGATTTATTGATTCTCTGTAGTTAGCAGCTTGTCTTTCATTATCCATTAATAATAATCCTATAGTTGTACCTGCCTGTTCTGATGCAATTATAGCTCTATTAGCTTGTAAAGCTTCAATATTTCTTGCAAATATATTTTGATATGATTGTACTTCTTTAGCTCGTTTTTGTTCTGCTAGTGCTTGTTGTTGTAATCTTTTATCTCTTTCTGCTGATCTATTAGCTATCAATGCCTGATTGTATGTTTGATCTGCTCTTGATTGTGCAGCAGCCCTTTGAGCAAAACTATTTGCAACAGTAAGACCCAAACCAACATTAAATGCTAACGCTGCACCTGCGGTATTAACACCTCCTAATAATGCAGCACCAACACACATCTAGGCAATCCTCAGAAATTCGTAGAAAGGTTTTTTTTGATAACCATAACTCTCATGTAGCTTTACAAATGTAAACCCAAGAGCTTTTAACCATTTTATAG